ATTAAGTAAAAAAGCTGTAAAAAAACAAGAAAAGAGTTAATATATTTATAAATCTTTCTTTTATTTGTTATGGCAAAGGTAAAAGGTGATGTTGGGCAAGTCAAATTTGATGATGGTGGCTCATCTGTAAACCCTGTACTTGGTACAACTAGCTGGTCAATGTCTATTACAAAAGACATTCAAGAAACAACAGTACAAGGTGACACTTTTAAACAGTATGTTGGAGGTCTTATCGAAGGCGAAGGCACAGCAGAGCTTCTCTATGATGATTCAGCTTCAGGTGAAACAGCAACTTTTGTTGATGGTGTATTAACTACTGGCGATCTTGGAACAGCAGCCTTTGAGCTTTTTCCAGACAGTTCGAGTGCTACAAAAAAAATATCATTTAATGGTATCATTACGAGCTTTGACCAAAGTTCTTCTTTAGGTGATGCAAATACAATTAGTATCACATTTAAACCAACTGGAACTATTACTTCAGCTATTTAATTTAATTAAAACTTCGCATTTTATTCATGGCAACAAAAAGAAATCTTGAAGTCTTAAGAGAGGCTTTCGATCTAAGTCAAAGACGCAAATTTGACGTAAAAGATAATGAAGGCAATATTGTTTTATCTCTGTATTTTAAAGCCATAACAAGAGCCGATAGAGCAAGAGCTACACAAAGAGCAAACAGTGATGACCCTTTAATAGTTTCAACCCATATGCTTTGTCAGTTAGCAGAAAATGAAGATGGAACAAAAGCGTTTCACCCATCTGACTTTGCTAGTTTACAGAATGATTTGCCTGAAAATGTACTAAATGAAATAGAGTTATTTTTGTTTGGTGTTAATTCAAATGTAAATCTTGAAAACTCAAAGGAATCTTAAAGGGGGACAACTGGTTATTTTTTGAGTTTTTCCTTGCAACAGAATTAGGTAAGACAGTGAGTGAATTAAGAACACAACTTACTGATGAAGAATTAATATATTTTGCTGCTTACTATGAAGTAAAATATGAAAAAGAAAAAAAAGAAGCTGATGCAATCAAGCGCAAATCAAGATATAGTTAAATAAGTTATTGTTAAGTCGTGGCAGTCTCAAACGTAGAATTAAGAGTTAATGCCACACAAGCTGTTTCAGCTTTAAAAAAGGTTGATGGACAGGCAAAGAAATTTAATACAACTGTTAGCGGTACAAGCGGAAAATTAAAAGCAACTACAGGAAGTCTTAAAGTATTACCAGCAGGGTTAATAGCAACAGGAGGAGGGGCTAAAGTTGCGGCTGGTGGTTTTGCTACTTTAACTGCTGCGGCTGCTCCGTTATTAGGCCCATTAATCGGTATAAGTGCTTTAATTGGTGGACTTACAAAAGTTTTTGGTGTTTTAAATCAACAAGATTTTGCAGTTGCAAGGATTAAAACTTTAGGAGTAAATGTTGACGAACTATCACCAAAATTAGAAACACTTTCTAATGAATTAAGTGGTCAGGCATCAAAACTAGATTTACTAACAGCGTCTTATGATTTAGCCTCTGCTGGTTTTTCGAAAACTTCAGAAATTACAGATATTTTAAAGGCATCACAACTTGGAGCTACAGGAGGATTTTCTGATCTTCAAACTGTCACTGATGCAACAACATCTGTTTTAAACGCTTATGGACTTGAAGCCGATAAAGCCTCAAAAATAGTTGATGGATTTGCACAAACACAGGCTGATGGTAAAATTGTTGTTGATCAATATGCACAACAGATAGGTCGTATTGCACCAATAGCGGCTGGTGCTGGTGTAAGTATTGATGAATTAAATGCTGCGATTTCTGCTGTCACTGCATCTGGTGTGCCTGTTGAATCTACCTTTGCAGGGTTACGACAAGTTATTGCATCAATACAAAAACCAACAAGTGAAGCGACAAGATTAGCAGAAAAACTTGGTATAGATTTTAGTGCAGCAGCCTTAAAATCAAAAGGTTTAAGTGGAGTTTTAGAAGAAATAGTTGCAAAGGGTGGGGCAAGTGCAGATAATCTTTCTAAATTATTTGGAAGTGTCGAGGCTCTTACAGCAATACAGCCTTTGTTAAATGATGAATTAGTAAAGTTTAATGAAGCCTTAGAAAATCAAAGTAACGCACAAGGCAGGGCTGCTAGGGATGCTTTTATTGCTGGTAACACAATACAAGGACAAATTAAAAGAATACAAAGTGCGTTTACAAATTTAGCTGGAGAAGGTTCAGAGTTTGGCATTGTAATAAGAGAAGTTTTTAAAATAACTGCTGTAACTATTGAATTTTTGGGACTTGCTGTTAAGTCGGCGGCTGCCCCATTTAGAGCTTTGTTTGCTTTTATAGGGGAAATAGGTAAGGCTGTAACAAATGAATTTGGTGGAGAAGCTATTGATGTCGTGATCTTTTTTGAAAAAGCTTGGATTCGTATTAAAGAAGGTGTAGGTGAAAGTACAAAAAGAATAATTGAGCTTGGAAGAAAAGCTGGTGAAGTTGTAGGAAAACTAGTTAAAAGGTTTATTGATGCTTTAAAAAAAATTAAAGAATTTATAGACAATAACCCAGTTTTCAAGTTTTTGTTAGGTCAAATTGAAAAAATAATACCCAAAATAGAAATAAAAATAGATTCAGAGGATCTAGAAAATCTTGATGAAGATTTAACTAAAACAGAGGAAAGGGCAAAAAGACTACGAGAAGCTTTTGACAAAATTGGTGAATCTATAGAAAAATCTATTGTAAATAATTTAGCTGATGCCGTAGAAGGGACAAAAACATTAGCTCAAGCCGCAACCAATGTTTTAAATAGACTTAAAAGAGCTTTAATAGAACTTGCAATACAAGAAGCTGTATCTGGTATCGGAGGAACAATTGGAAATACTCTTAAAAGAGCTTTTGGTGTTGAAAAAAAAGCAGCTAGAGGTGGATTTGTTAGGGCTGGTACAACTACACTCGTTGGTGAGCGCGGGCCAGAAATTTTTACTCCCCGTAGTTCTGGTATGGTCACAGCTAACGATAAAATCAGTTTAGGTGGTGGAGGTGGTATCACAAATGTAATTACAGTAAATGTTGATGCAAACTCAAGCAATGTAACTGGTAATAATGCAGACGCAAATCAACTTGGAAATCTGATTGCTGTTGCAATACAATCAGAATTAATCAACCAGAAACGTGCTGGAGGTTTATTGGCTAAATAAATGGCAACTTTTCCCTCAATTAGTCCAACTTACGGAACAAGAAAAAAAAGCTCACCTCGCATAAGGACAACTTCCTTTGGTGATGGTTATGAGTTCAGAGCATTGTTTGGGTTGCCTTTGACTCAAGATCCAAAAGTTTATGATTTAACCTTTGTTGTATCTGAAACTCAAGCTGATGTTATAGAAGGATTTTTAAGAAGTAGAGTAAATGATCAGGCAAGTTTTACATTTACCCCACCAGCAGAAGGAAGTACACAGACAGGAACTTATTCACAATCAAGCAGTGCAACAGTGACTATAACTATCACAAATCATGGCCTTGCAATTGGTGATGTTGTAACTATCGACTACACCTCTGGCTCTGCAACTGATGGTGATTTTGTTATTGCTACAACTCCCACAGTAGATACCTTTACTGTTACAGCAGCTTCATCTGGTACAAATAGCGGCAATGTTTCTGTAACTTTATCTGGTGCTGGTCAATATGTTTGTCAGTCTTGGACAAAAACTATTACATACAACAATAGAGCAACATTAACTTGTACATTTAGAGAAGTATTTGAACCATAATGGCAATTCCAACAGCAGAACTGCAATCGCTTTCAAATAAATCAATTATTGAACTTTATTCAATTACTTTAGTTTCTGCACTTCATGGCTCAACTGATGTAAGTAGGTTTCATTCTGGTGTAGGTATGAACAGCAATGCAAACATAATTTGGCAGGGTAATACATATACAAAGTTTCCAGTTATAGCAGAGGGCTTTGAGTATTTAGGGCGTGGAACTTTACCAAGACCAACTTTAACAGTCTCAAATGTTTTAGGAACTATTACAGCTTTGATGGCAACAGCAAATGCAACAACACCATTTAACGATCTACAGGGAGCCAAATTGATAAGGCATAGGACAATGGCACAGTTCCTTGATGCAAGTAATTTCCCATCTAATCAAAATCCTTTTGGAACTCCATCAAGTACAACAGAGCTTCCACAAGAAATTTATTTTATTGATAATAAAAAAATAGAGAATAGAGATGTTGTAGTATTTGAGTGTGTTTCTGCTTTGGATTTAGAGAATATTCGTGCGCCAAAACGACAAGTGACAAGAAAAGATTTTCCGTCTGTCGGTACTTTTATATGAGTTGGAAAGATAAAGCTGTTGAATATGCTGTTCAATGCCTTCCAAAAGAGTCTTGTGGTTTGTTAGCCATAATCAAGGGTAAAGAAACTTTTTGGCCTTGTGAGAACCTATCAGAAGCACCTGACGAATATTTTGTAATGTGTCCCGACTCATGGGCTGAATGTGAGGATCAAGGAGAGCTTATTGGTATAGTTCATTCTCATACTCATGGATCTGCATTACCATCTGATGCTGACAAAGCATCTTGTGAGCATTTGGGTTTACCTTTTTATATTTATAGTGTTGAGCATAAAGATTGGCATTGTTTTGAACCGAGTGGATATAAGTCTGGACTCTTTGGGAGGACATGGATCTGGGGTAAACATGATTGCTGGTCNNTNATNACNGANTATTTTTTAGAAAAAAAACAA